AAAAATTAAAACTAGTGAGACTAAAATAGAAAAAGCAATGAGCTTTACTGAATGGTTAAAAGAAAGACAAAAAGAAAGTAAAAAGTAATATGATCCCTAAAGAAAAAAGTAAATTAATTGTAGGCGCGGATGGCGTGTTACAAGAAACCGGTACTAAAGAAGTATCTGTAGAAGAGTACAAAGAATTAGTAACTCTTGATTATCAACCGATGAACGATTGGTTAGTTCTTCAACCTCTTCCATCTAAAGAATTAAAATCTTCATCAGGATTAATTATATCTGCTGGTAAAATGGAATTTAAATGTGCTATTGTAGCTGCCCCTAAAAACTCAGAATACACTAGAGGTCAAGTAGTTAGAATTGATCCGATGATGTTTGGGAATGAAGGGCCTAAAGTAGATTACATAGAAGGTAAGCCTGTATTAGATTGCCCTGTACATTTTATTAAAGGGGTATATCTTAATGTAGATCTTAGTGATTGGAAATAAATGGAAAATAATAAAATATTAATAGCTGATAGATTAGGATTTTTACCTACATCGACTTTAAATTTATTTAAAATGTTAAATTTTAATTCATTTATTTATATAAATGATAATTTTGAAATAATTCAAGTAATTAAAAATTAATATGACTGCTGAAGATTACCATTTAATTAAAAGAGGAGATGAACAGGTAAGAGTGTTTAAATCTATAAGTGATAGAAGACTAACTGAATTTGATGAGACTTTTGATGAGTACAGACTGAGAAGAAAAATAATGCAGAAAGTATTAAAAGAACATAAAATAAAAGGAGGTCAAGTATGATAGAAATAATAGCGTTATTATTGTTAGTACAAACAGCATTAAACGCAATGGCAGATTCAATTGTACATCATGATGCTTATAAGAACTGGGGATATTTTTTTAGTAAAACCGCAGCAGAAGCTCCTAAACAAAACTGGGTGCATAAATATTATCCTATGTTTTATGATGCTTGGCATGCTTCAAAAGTTTTGCAAGATTTATGTACTATGGGAATAGTATATATAGCTACAGGTTCTTTGCTATTTGTAATAGCAATGTTAATAATTAAAGGATTGTATTTTAATATTGTATATAAGTGAACCCATTAGAAATAAAATATGAGTATCCTAATGTAGAAATAATGCTTAGAGAGGTAACGGAATTAAAAAACCGTTACCTTAAAGCAGAAGTTCCCTTTGAATATAATTTATTTATTGGGTATACAGAATATTATTGTATTTTTGTACTCCTATGAGAACACAACAAGATTTATTTACAGTACAATACGCTGTAGAATACGATGGCTGGGTAAGATTAGATGATTTCCCAGGAGAAGAGCAATTTAGAAATGTGTATCTATGGTGTAATTATTTGGTTTATAGTTGGGATGTTAATTATTATTTGTTATTAAAGATAGTAGACAGAACAGGAAATTTAATATACGAAGGACATATTCCTAATTTATACCAGTATAATAAATTAAAAAAGAAACTTAATCTTACCAATTGCACTCTAAAAAACATAGTGTACATGGTAGATGAAGACGGTGTGTATTTAACAGATGAAAATAATAACTTTATAATAGAATGAGCTTATACCCAAATAGAAAAAAATTAACTGAATACCCAACTGTTACACCTACGTTATCAGATTCGGTAGTTAATATTCAAAGTAGTACAGTTAAACAAAGTACCTTACAAAGTATTTTAAATTTGTTTAATAGTAATTTACCACAAGCAACAGAATTTGTCAAAGGCGCTGCAAGGTTAGCAACGCAACCAGAAGTTAATGCAGGTATAGATGATAGTAAAATTATTACTCCTCTTAAATTATCTAGCTTTATTGGGAACCAATTACCAATAGCGTCAGAAACAAATAAAGGCATTATTGAACTAGCAACCCAAACAGAAACAAACACAGGAACGGACGACACAAGGGCTATTACTCCTTTAAAACTAACTAATAGAATAGCAAGTGAATCGTTAACAGGAATTTTAGCACTATCTTCTACTGTAGAATCTGAAAATGCAGGCGACTCTAGTGTAAATATTTCTACTTTAAATGATACAAAAGCAGTTACACCTAAAAAATGGAGAGATGCTTGGAATAAAGTATTGGCTACAGTTTGGGCTTTTGCTGAAAAAATATCCTTTTCAAAAGGTATAAATTTATTAAGTAGTACAGTTCCATTAGTTGATGGTGATATTACTTTTAATTCAAACAAATACAGCGGAAAAATTGCAGGAAATGTTGTTTCTATTATAACAAGCGATTCAGCAGCAACAGAAAGCACAAAAGGCGTTGCAGAAATAGCAACACAAGCAGAAGTTACAACAGGAACAGATGATACTAGATTTATTACCCCTTTAAAATTAAGACAAAATCAATTTAATTCTGCTACCGTTACTTCTACAGCTATAAATCCATTTATTGTTACTTTAAATAGCATTGCAGGAAATATTATTATTCCTACTGGAGTTGGTTGTAATATTATTTCAGGAACAGGGCAATTAATTGTATTAAACAATACTTTTTTAACAACAACATCTGTTATTGAATATACTATTAGAAGTTACGGTAAAATGTTAATGCAAGGAGGATATAACGTTACTACTAATCAAGCTAACATAAGTGTGTATAATGCAGATATTACTGCAGTAACGCAATTAGATATATATTTTAAAATATTAAATTCATAATGGTTAAAGATCATTTTAAACAGATATATAGCCAAGAAATCAAGAAGTTAGCTATTAAACATAACATAACTGTTAAAGAAGTAGTAGATATTTACTTTAAACAGTTTAGTTTTGCAGTTAACCAAATAAGAGAAGACAATAAAAAAGCAATAAAAGATAGATCATCAATTAGATTGCAAGGGTTAGGAACAATTAATTTTCATCCTACTTTAGCAGTAAAATTCCAAAAAATAAATTATGACGAAATACCACGAATTGAAGAGGCTTCCAAAAATGGAAACAGAAATCAACTTGATCAATGCAATGATTAACGTATTGAATTACGAATATTGCATAGCTCCTGTTTCAAATGAAAAAGTTATCTCAGATGCCAAAGAAATTATGGCCGCTAAAGTAAATGAAATTCTAAAAGTAATTAATAACCCACAAGGCCCTAGCCACTTTAACGATGAAATAGATTTAATAACTACTCGTTATGAGAAAGTTTAAAAGATTATTTTTTGATATTGAAACTAGTCCAAACATTATGTTTGCTTGGACAGCTGGGTTTAAACTAAACTTGCCTCCTGAAAACATTATAAAAGAACGCGCTATTATGTGTATTTGTTATAAATGGGAAGGAGACAGGCAAGTACATTCTTTAGAATGGAAGAATGGTGACGATAAAAAATTGCTTATAGACTTTATGAAAATAATGAATAAAGCAGATGAAGTTATTGGCCATAATTCAGATAATTTTGATATTAAATGGGTAAGAACCAGATGCTTATATCATGGCATTCCTGCTATACCTGATTACTCTACAGTAGACACGTATAAACTTGCTAAAAAATATTTTAGGTTTAATTCTAATAAATTAGATTACATATCTAGTTTTTTAGGTGGAGGCCATAAACTCCATACAGAATTTAATTTATGGAAAAACATTTTACTATACAATGATGTAAAAGCCATGAAAAAAATGGTTACATATTGTAAAAAAGATGTGGTATTACAAGAAAAGGTATACCAAAAAATGAAACAATACACTAATCATAAAACACATATTGGTGTACACGGAGGCAATGATAAAGCAAGTTGCCCAGAATGTGAATCAGAAAACATTCAAAAAAAAGGAATAAGAGTTACTGCAGCCGGTACTCGTTTTTACAGATTAAATTGCCAGGACTGCGGCAAATGGTACCAAATAGCTTTTTCATCATTTAACAAACTTATAAGAACTAAAGAAAATTTAATAAAATGGATTTAATAAAACTAGAAATTTTATGCAAGGTAGAAGACGAGAACGGTAAAAGTTCCGCTTACAATGAATTATTAGAAGAGCTAAACATTGAGGTAGCTAAAGATGATGAATATCATTGGCAAGAAATGTGGTTTAATTCCGCTATACTTACTCAAGAAGTATTTTGTTTTACAGCTAGAAAGAAAAGTGCAGAGCATTCTGTTATAGAATTTTACGATTCTAGAAATTTAATAGTAAATCTACCAGTAGATAAATTGATTGAAACAATACATGCTGCCGCAACAATTTAATTTATTAGGGCACACTATTACAGTAAAAATAGATAATAGCTATTGTCAAGAAAATGAATGCGTTGGGCGTTTTATTCCTTGGGATAATACTATTATGCTAGCAACAAAATATAAAACAGAAAAAACATGGAGAAAATATAAGCCTTCCGTTATTGAACATACTTTTCATCACGAATTGATACATTGTATATTATATTATACAGGGCATGAAGATTTATGGTTAAATGAACAACTAGTAGATTTAATAGGAGGCTTATATCACCAATACGAAACAACAAAGAAATGAGATTACTTAAAGTAACAGAAGATTTAAAGATTGAAATATTACCAGAAACGTTACTAATACCTGAGTTTAAGAATATTGTAAAAAGAACTAAGAAATGTAAAGATGATCATGACGGTAGACAGAAATTAATGGCTAAAAAAGAATTAGCGTATGTGTTTCACATGGCTTCTACTGAAGGGCCTTATGCTAGTTATACACTTTTTGATAGGCATATACAATTAGCTAACGATTTATTTGAAGACCACACTTGGCAACCAGATGAAGAGATTAAAGCTGGGGTAGAAAGGTTTAAAGAATTAAATCAAACTCCTTCTAGCCAAGCGCTTAACACAATTATTAACGCACTGCACAAATCTAACAAGATTGTAGACGCGCTTATTAACCAAATCGAACAAGACCTTACTGAAGAAAAGCATAAATCAGGTATAAATAACAAGAAAGGCCAAATTGTATCAGGTGTAGAGTTAATGCTTAATGATTTACAAGCTTTACTTAAAGTAGCTAATGAAATTCCTAAATCTATTGACCAATATGAGAAGTTAGATGAAAAGATTTTGAAAGAAAAACAAGCTAAAGCATCTAAATACAGAGGTAGCGCTGAAATTAACGATTTTGAAAGGAGTTAGATATGTTTGAATTAAACACGTCACATATTAATACTGAAGATTTTAGAAGAGAAGCGATTACTTTTTTAAATAATGAAAAAAAATACGGCCCTGGTAAAGGGTTTTATATTGATGCGCCTAAAGGTTCTTTAGAGTGGAAAAATTATTGGAATCTTCAAGCGTTTTACTGTAAAGAAGGTTACTCGGTAGGCGGCATAAAGATTACAGGAGAGCATTACTTCTATCTTAACTTTTGTCAAATATCTTTAAAGCTTTCTGCTAAAGCAGCTACTATAGAAGAACTTACATCTAAAAAACAAAGAGTAGAAACAGCTGTAACTTTTCCTGATTTTTGGGATTCAGATTGGTTTTATTTTACAGAATGTAAACGTGCTGAAGATATTGGGCTACACATGATAGTTCTTAAACCCAGAAGAAGAGGATACTCATATAAAAATGCAGCTAAGTGCGCGCATACTTATTCATTTAGTAAATCAATGGCTAATTCTCTTATTCTTGCAGAAGATAAAAAGTATTCTGAAGAAACAATGAGGATGGCCGTTAGTTATTTAGATTTTATTAATAGGTTTACAGGATTTGCTAGACAAAGACAGCATATTAATAAACCTAGGGAGATGGTCCAGGCTTCTTACGAGGAAATAACTGCAGACGGTAGAAAATTACCAGGCGGGTCAATGAGTAGGATAATGCAATACTCTACTCTTAATAATCCAGATGTAGCCAGGGGTAAAGACGCTAGAGTTATTTTGTTTGAAGAAGCAGGTTCTATGTCTAACCTTAAAGCTGCTTACACAGTTACTAGACCTACAGTTGAAAGTGGTACATCAGTATCTGGTCAAATCTATGTATATGGAACTGGGGGAGATTTCTCTGGAGGTATGGTAGATTTTGAGGAAATGTTCTATGACCCAGATACTTATGGGTTTTTAGCATACGATAATATGTATGATGAAGGATCAAATCAATCTATAGGTTATTTTTTACCAGATTCTTATTCTAAAGAAGGGGCTATTTCTCCTCAAGGTATTTCATGGGTTAAAGAAGCTGAAGCAGCAATACTTGCAGAAAGAGAAAGGCTTAGAAGAAACACTAAAGACATTAATATAGTAGATAAGATGATTTGTGAGAATCCTCTTAAACCATCTGAAGCTATGTTAAAAATGGGTACTAATATTTACCCTAAAGCTGAGATTAACAGGCAAATAAGTAGAATAAAAGCAGATAAGAATTTAAGTAATTTAGGCACACCTGGGTATTTTGAACAAAAAATAGATGGATCAATTATATTTAATCCTTCTACAGACACAAAACCTATTCTTAATTTTCCTTATAAACCGGATGTAGATGGTGAAGGCTGTGTTATACAATACCAACCTCCTTATAAATTTGGAAATCATACTCCTCCTGAATTATATTATATATGTGTGGATCCGTATGCAATGGATAAAGATAAAAGCAAATCTTTAAATAAGAGAGATTCTCTTGGTGCCGCGTATGTAATAAAAAGAATTAATAATTTCTCTAAGCCTTATGATTTAATTGTAGCTGAATATGTGGCCAGGCCTAAATTTCAAGATGATTTTAATAGACAATTGTTTTTAATGGCTCAATACTACAATGCTAGAATAGTATTTGAAAATGATAGAGACGGTAATATAATGTCTTATGCTAGAACTAATAAATTAATTAATTACCTAGAAGAAGAATTAACTGTTTACGATTCTAACGATGCCCCTAGAAAAAAACTAGGTAGAAACTACGGTGTATCTATGTCTAATTTAGAAGTTAAAAAACAAGCTGTACAATATTTTAGAGATTGGTTATTAGCTCCTAGAGAGAAAAATGAAAATGGAGAGTTTGAATTAAATTTACATAAAATTTATTCTGTCCCGCTTCTTGAAGAAATACTTAAATTTAGTTATGATGGAAATATGGATAGGCATTCAGCTATGTTAGTAGGGATGCTATATAAAAAAGAATTATTACTTAAACCACAAGTAGAGCAAGGTACAAAATCTCTTTTTGATGATGAGTTTTTTGTTAACCTAAAATCAAAATTTGGAATTCCCTCAGTTTTATAATAAATTTGCAATTAAAAAACAATGCCAAAAGAAATAAAATATAATATAAATATCCCGGTACAGACAATTTCCTATGCTGATAAGATAGCTGATGACTTTGAATGGGGTAAAAAAACGATGCTTGGTTATATACAAAGATCGTATTTTTCTGCTACGCAACACAAATTGGCAATTAAAAAATTATATGATTATTATAATGGCCATATAAATGTAGAAGATTATAAAATAATTACAGAACCTTTTGGCAAACGTCTTGAAGGCGATTGGTCAGAAGTTGTTAATTATCCTATTATAAAACCTAAAATAGATTTATTAAGAGGTGAATTTGCTAAACGCCCTAACTACAGAGAAGTATACGTAACTAATGAAGATGTTGTTAATCAATCTCTTACAGAAAAAAACAAAGTAATTTTACAAAATCTAGAGCAGTTATTTGCTAACACTCTTAACGCGCAAGGTATTGATACAGGTGTCCCTACGGAAGAAGTTAAAACTCCTGAAGAAGTAGAAAAAGAATTTGTTACTTCATATAGAGACAAGCGCGCTATAATGGGCCAAAATGCTTTAGATTACATTGAGCAATATTGTAAACTTCAAGAAAAGTTTCAATTAATGTTTTTCCATTGGTTAGTTTCCGGAGAGGTTTACTCTTACAAAGGGGTTATACATAATGAAGTATACTATGAAGTAGTTAATCCTCTTGATGTGGATTATGATAAAGACCCAGATTTAGAATTTACTGAAGACTGTGATTGGGTAGTAAGAAGAAAATACATGACGCCTTCTTCTGTAACAGAATTTTTTTATGATGAATTAGGTAAAACAGAACAAGAAAAGAAAGATATGATTAACAAGATTGAAACTCTTGGGACTAATACTACTATTTTTGGAACTGCACCTATTATATATGATTCAAATACCCCTCAGCAAATTTACAATCGATTAATTGAAGTTAAACATGTTACTTGGAGATCTAAAGTTAGAATTGGAGTGTGTTCATTCATGGATGAATATGGCCAACCTCAGTCTATGGAAGTTGAAGAAACTTTTGTACCAAATAAAGAAGCTGGTCAAACAGTAGAATGGTTCTGGGTAAACGAGTGGTGGGAAGGTTGGATGTGTGGAATAGACACGTTTTTTAAAATTCGTCCGCTACCAATGCAAAGAGCTTCTCTAGATAATATATCTAAGTGTAAAGGTGCTTATAATGGTAGAATGTTACAGGCAGTTAACTCTAGAAATATATCTTTAGTTATGTTAGGTGTACCATATCAAATACTTTATAATGCTACTTTCCATCGTCTTAAATTAGCTATGGCTAAAATGAAAGATGATATGATACAGTTAGATGTAAATCTAAAACCTAAAAACATGACTCTTGAAGAGTGGATGTTATATGGTGATGCTACAGGATTATTATTTGTAGATTATTCTAAAGAAGGTTATAGAGGCTCTGCAACACATCAATCAGTGTTAAAACTTGCATCAACTACTATTCAATCTTATATTGAGTTATTACGTTTTATTAAGACAGAATGGGAAGAAGTTTGCGGAATTAGTCGCCAAAGAGAAGGCCAGATTACTTCATCAGAAACTTTAGGTGGGGTAGAACGTGCTGTAGTACAATCTTCTATGATTACTGAGATTTACTTTAATAAGTTTGATCAATTTAAAGAAAGAGAGTACCAAGGATTATTAGATTATTCTAAATTAGCTTGGAGAGATGGTAAAAAAACTTCTTATGTTTTACCTGATTCTGGTAAGATAGTATATTTAGATGTAGATCCTATTGACTATACTGAAGCAGAATACGGAATATTTGTAGCATTATCTGGTAAACAAGCAGAAAAGAAACAAAAACTAGAAGCTCAAATGCAAAACTTTATTCAAAATGGAGCCAAAGCTTCTACTATTGTAGATATAATTAATTCAGATTCGTTTGTAGAACTTAAAGCTAAATTTATATACGCTGAACAACAAGCAGAGCAAATGCAACAACAAATGGAGCAACAAAAACAACAAGCTGCTGCTCAACAACAAGAACAGGCTTTAGCTGCTCAAGATGCTATGTTAGATAAAAAACATGCTTACGATGTTGAATTACTTCAAATGAAAATAGAAGGAGATATTCGTAAAACTGAAATGACTGCTTTTGCTATAGATGAAGGTTCTAACGCAGATGCTATTCAAAAAACAGCAGAGCTAGCTCTTAAACAACAAGAACTTGGAATAAAACAACAAGACTTAGGAATTAAAGATAAAGCTATTAATGCTAAGTCTAATGAAGCTGCAATGAAACTATCAGTAGAAAAAGAGAAGATGGTTAATGATTTAAAAATAGCTAAAGAAAATAAATCAAGGTAATAAGTGTAAAGATATATATAAGCGTTTCAAAAACATGGAACGCTTATTTGTTTTAATATTTAATCAGTATTAAGTTTGTAACGATAAACGACATGGAAATAGATAACATAGATTTTGATGACACATCTCTTGGAGAGATGACATCAATTGACGACGTAGTAGATACTACACCAAAAAGTGACGCAGTAACTCCTCCTGCAGATCCAGCAACTCCACCTGTGGAAGAGGCTAAAAGTAAAAAGGGAGAAACAAAATCTAAAAAAGCTACACCAGCTACACCAGTTAATCCTCCTATAGATTCTATAAAGGATGAAAAAGGTGAAACTGATGAACCAGATGATTCAAAAGAATCTGATGAAATTGAAGAAGGCTTTATAAAAGGCATTGCTAAAAAGATAGGTATCGAATTAGGCGATGACGAAGATTTTGAAGATTCAGAAGACGGCTTAGTAGCTTTTACACAACGCGCTGCAGATAGTATGGCAGACGCTAAGTTAAATGGATACTTTGCTAGCTTACCTTCTATTGCCGGTGATTTTTTTGATTACTGCCAAATGTTAGGTGAAGATGCTACTGAAGATAATATAAAAGCATTCTTTAACACAGTTAATCCAGAAATTAACTATGCTGAAGTAGATTTAGATAATACCGATGTACAAAAAGCAGTAATGAAAACCTTTTATAAAAAGATGGATTATACTGATGAGGAAATTAAAGACGCTATTGATGATTTAGAAATAGCAGATACTTTAAGAAAACAATCTGAAGTAGCTTCTAAAAAGTTAAGTGCGATTCAATCTAAAGAGAGAGCTAGTCTTCTTGAACAAGAAAGACAAGCTGAGTATCAAAGGAAAGAAAACACTAGAGCGTTCTTTGGTAATATTAAAAATGTAATAGATAGTGGTAAAGTAAATAACTTTACAATTCCTGTTACAGAAAAAAGAGCAATATTTGATTATGATACACAAGGAGATTTTATGAAAGACTTAAATAGTATTTTAAAAGATCCTTCTAAACGTGTTGAGTTAGCTATTGCTGTTAAAAACAAATTCAACTTAGGTAAATATGTACAAGCCGCTGCTGCTACACAAAAAGCTACTGCTCTTAGTGCAAAATTAAGAAACTCTGTTGGAACCGGTAAAAACGGTGCTTCTGGTCAAAATGTAGCTAACAACTCAATAGACTGGGATAGTATTTAGAAATTTAAAAAAAAACAACAATAAACAAACATGGCAAGATTAATAACATCTCAAACATGGAATGAAGAAATGAAAACTAACGACGCCTCATTGGCTCGTCAGTTGATGCTTCAACCAGACAAATTAACTCCAGTATTAACCTATTTAATGGGCTACGAGGATAATCGTTTTCCGCTTCACGTTTTATCAGAAGGCGCTCGTTCTACAATGGAAATTGAAGGTGATGAGTTTGAATATGATGTAATGGGTCGTCTATTTAAAGCTGTTCCTTTAGCTTCTGCAGTATCAACTGCTAACGCTGGTGCTGGCTTTAGTTCATTTAACATTACTTTTAACGAAGGTATTTTCCCTAACAAATACACAATTATTTCTCCACGTAACTACCATTTAGTAATTACAGATCGTAAAAACATTGGTGGTTTATGGCAGTATACTGTAAAAATTGCTGGTGCTAAATCTGCAAGTGAATTTATTCCTGCAAGTGAATTAGCTGCTGGAGCATTGTATTCATTAGGTTGGTACGCTGCAGCATCTTGGGGTTCAAGAGGTTCAGAGTCTACTACTACTAGTTCTCAAAAAGTAAGGGGTGATGTTTCTACTATCCGTAAATCTTACGCTTGGGAAGGTAACGTAAAACAACGTAGTGCAAAAGGTATTGCTTTACCAAATAAAAATGGTGGCGAAACTCAATTATGGTGGTCAACTGAAGAATGGCAACATCAATTATCATTCCGTAGAGAGTGCGAATCTAACTACTGGTATGAAACTTCAAACCGTGATCAATTTGGTCAAATCAACGAAAGAGATGAAGAAGGTAATCCTATCATCCGTGGAGCTGGTTTATTAGAGCAAATCCAAAACAAAGATACTTATTCTGAGTTAACTGCTGAAAAAATTAAGCAAACAATTCGTGATGTGTTCTTTGGTATGAGCGATGCTCAAAACAAACAAATTACTTTGTTTACTGGTACAGGTGGACGTGACGCATTTGATGCTGCAATGAAATCTGAGTTATTAGGTCAAACCTATATTAAGTTAACCGATAACAAATTCGTATCTGGTCAAGGTAGAGAATTACGTTTAGGTGGATATTTCAATACTTACGAACACGTTGATGGTTACACTATCAATATTGTAACTAATCGTTTGTATGATGATGGTCCTGCTTCTAAAGGTTTATTCCACCCTAAAACTGGTTTACCTTTAGAATCTTATCGTATGACCTTTGTTGATAGTTCAATCTATGATGGTGTTTCTAATATCTCAATGGTTACTAAAAAAGGACGTGGTATGGTTAGAGCAATGGTAAAAGGTATGAATGAAGTATCTCCAAGCTTACAAGGTAACGATACTGTTTCAACAGATAAAGATGCAAGTTCATTACACATGTTAAAAACAGGACAAGTAGTTCTTAGACGTTTTAATACATCTATTGACTTACAGTGTGTAGCTGGTTTATAGTAAAGTAATAAAAAGTAGGAGCCTAAAAACTCCTACTTTAAATAAGTGTTCATACTGGTGTATAAAAAACTGTACTGAGGTTAAGCGATTCTCACATTAAACAAAAAATTGATCAACGCAGAAGTGCGGTAGCCATAGGTTCGATTCCTGTAACACTTACAAAATTTTAAAGAAAAATGAAAAGTAGAAAAGTAAGAGTAATGAGAAAACAAGTTAAAAGATACGGATTTCCGGATACTTTTGCTTATGAAACAGTTGTAGTATTGTCTAGTTTTATGGATAGAAATGGTAATGTTTTTAGACCTTTAACTTATGAACAAGAAGATTTGTTAATGCCAGTAATTGTAAACCTTAATCCTAAAGATGTAGGTTTTAGAGTAGCAGTATCAAATTACTATAAAAACCTAAGAAAGAAAATAGAATTTCAAGGTGCAGAATTAGAGATTGGTGAAGATTCTCAAGGTATGCCTTTAAACATTGAAGATTATCTAATATGGAAAATGGCGCTATCGCATCCATATACAGCTAAATCTAAAGAAGAATGTGAAAACAATAAAATGTTACAGTTCTATATAACTGATCCAGAAGCAGAAGATGAAATTAAATCTACTGAGTTAGAATCTGAAACTAAAGCAATGGTTGAATTTGCTAAGTTAGTTGAAGATGAAAACAAACTAGATCTAGTAATTAGAAATGTAATTATTAAATACCCTGAGATAGGAAGCTTAACAGAATTGTTAGCTCTTACCTCTAAAAAGAAACAACTTAAAATAAGTGAATTAGTAAAAAAAGATGCTAAATACTTTTTAGATATAGTTTCTGATAAAGATTTACAATACAAAGCAGAAATCATGTCAATGGTTGAAGCTAGTATATTAATAAAAGAAGGAAATAGATTCTTAAATGGTAGTAGTAATTTAGGTAGTTTAGACGGTACTATTGCTTGGATGAAAGACGCTAACAACTCTTCAGAGTATGTAGTGCTACAAGCAAGATTACAAGAATTTGGAATACCTTTAAAAGAATTTAAAAAACAGCCAAAAGCAGGTAAATAATGGATATAACTGAAATGCATTTAAATATAGACTTGGAGTTAAATAAACTTAACTCCAATCTATATGAAATAATTCTTCCTCAAGAAAAGGATTATTTTTTAAATAGAGCGCAAGAAAGATTTATTAAACAACGCTATGGGGCCCTTTCTAATCCTAAAAGACAAGGATTTGAAATGAGTCAAAAAAGAATAGACGATTTAAAAAATTTACTTGTACCTAATTATTACGATAAATGCTTTAAGTTACCTGTTACAGATTTTGATTATAACGATAAATTAAAATTCTATTTTCCTGGAGACTATATGTTTCTTACTTCTAGTAGAAGTAGATTAAAACATAATTATTGCGGAACTTTAACTCCAGTTGATACTAATGTTACTTTTAAAACTATTACAATTAATTTGTCTGCTATACCTGGTTTAACAGATTATGGGTTGTTTGGTATAAGATTAGATTCTGCAGTTGTACTACCAGTAGGAACTTTAACAGGATTAGATAGCCAAGAAAAAACTCTAGCTATTCAAACTGTTGTAGATACGTTAAATAAAAGTACTGATTTTGTTAATGCAGGATGGGTAGCATATAGTAGTAATTATAGAAATGTAAAAGGAGATATTGTTATAACAGTACCAACTGCAGATACAAAAGTTTTGTATTATACAGTAATTGGTACATACCCAACTCCTCCTATTTTAATCTTTACAAAAGTTACTAATACTAAAACGTATTTAGAATCTAATGGGAATATGGAAGTATTTCCAAATAGGTTTGCACAACAAGATGATGTGTATTTAATGCAAGTAGATCCTTTTAATAAAACAAATGCGTATGAAGGACCTTTAGTTATTATACATACAGATTCTATAGATGTATTTTTTGAACGTGTAGGGCCAGAAGCTTTTGTTGTACAAGAGATTGCAATATCGTATATTCGCAAACCAAGATTGATGTCATCAACAACTAAACAATCATGTGAGTTATCAGAAGAGACTCATAGTGAAATAGTTAGAGACGCTGTTAATCTAATGTTAGAAACTATGGAAGCTACAGGTAGACTGCAAAGCTCTTTAGGAGTAGAACAAACTAATGAATAATTTTCTTAATTAATAATCAAATATAAAAACAAAAAACAAAAACAATGTTAAAAAATGTTTTAATAGGTACTAACGTATCTTACACAACTGCTGCTACTCCAAGCGCGTTAGCTGCTGGAGAAATTGGAGTTTTTTCAGTATCAGCTGCTGGAGCGTTTACTCGTTTAACTGATGCTGCTACTGGTTTAGCCGCTGCAAATGCTGGGTTGCCAATTATGATAGCTCAAGGCGCTGCTGCTGGCCGTAACATCAAAAGTTTTATGGTTCCGCCTAAATCTTTTGGAAAAGCTTATTTAAATTCTGCATATGTTGCTCCAATCCCTAGCGCTTGGACTGCCGGATATGATGGTGTAACTGCTACTTATGACTTAACTAGTGGTACTCCTGGTACTTACGGATTTAAAATCCAAAATACTAGTGTTGGTAACCCACCATTTCCAACTTTAAGCTCTACGCCTTCTTTTCAAACTAGTGGTTCAGCTACTTCAATAGCTATCGCAAATGCAATTGTTAAAGACGTAAACTCACAAGCTTTATTACCTGCTAACTTAGTCGTTCCTGAACAAAACTTTGCATTCTCTGAAGTATTATCAAGTTTTGTTACTTCTGCTCCTGCTTCTGCTCCAACTGCAACTGTAACTAACGGTTCTGCAATTGTTACTTTATCTGTAATATCTACAGACATAGTTGCTGGAGCTTACATTAAATTTGGATCTGTTGCTGCAACTACTGCTGCTATTTACAGAGTAAAATCTGTTTCAAGTACTACTGTTGAATTAGAGTCTCCTTATGTAAATACACAAATTGCTTTAGGCGCTTCAATTGCTGGTTTAGTAACTGGATTTGCAACTGCTATTCAAATTAACGGTGCAGGTGTAACTTCAGGTATTAGAGTAACTGAATACGGTAACAGATTTAACGGTTCTCAAGTATTAGAGCCTCAGTTTAATACTACTTTAAATTTAGCTTGCTCAGTTAATTTGTCTGGAACTCCAATGCAAAACAACCAAACTGTTGCTAGAGCATACACTACTGCTGCTGGTACTCCTTTTGCTAATTACGTTTCTGCTGCTGGTGCTACAAATTCTGGAACTACAATTACAGTAGGAACTACTGCTGGTTTAGTTGAAGGAATGGTTGTTGCAGTTACTGCAGGTACTGGAGCTTTTGTTGCTGGTACTAAAGTTGTTGCAATTCTTTCAGGTACTACATTCCTAATTGACGCAACTCCTACAACTAATTTAAGCGCTTCAGCAGTTGTAACAGGAACTATTGCTACTTACAATGAAGGTGTTGGTACTTACAGTCAAATTTTCAAAAAAGAATTGTGGGCTGCTGGTTACTCAGGATTTATAAATAGAAGTTTCTTACCTGATAATTTCCCTATCTATTCAGTAGCTGGAACTAAATATGCTACTATTGGATTACAGTACACATCATTTGTTAATGATTTTACTGCACAAGGTTTTATTGCAGGTGAGTCTTTAAATGCTATTTTAGCAGTACCTACTGGATCTGGCCAATTAACTAATTTAGGAAATGTTCTAAATAGTACAAACGGTTATTTTTCAGTATAGTAATTAATACTAACAATTAAAAGGGTAGGAATTTATTTCTACCCTTTTTTTATTTAAAAATACTATATTTGTAACATGAATACAATTAATGGAAATTTTATAGAAAAAACTATACCTGATACTAAAAATGCAACTCTTGCTGTTAATATAGGAGGAGTAGATTCTACTATGACGGCAGAAAAATTTGGTGCTGCTATTGTTCCACCTTTACCTAGTTCTATTTTAAAACTAAATACTGACATAACTAGTACATTACAAACTGTAAAAGACGTAACAGGAAATTCTAGTCAGTTACAGATTAGTAATAACGTTATTAAAATTGGTAAAACTTTATTAATAGGCGATCCTGGAACTGCATCAGGAACATTTACTATACAGGGTACTTTAGCAGGACAAGCTTTTTATGATAGGCTTTGGGATGGAGCAAGTACTGCTACAATATATACTTTATTCGCTAATGATGGTGGGTTTTTTTTAAACAGGCAAATTGGAGGGTCTTTTGCAGATGTTTTGAGTATTGTTAAAGTTAGCGGTTACGGTAAATTTGAAAAAGGTACTTTGTACCCTAGTAAAACTACTGCTCAAATAAACGATCCTGTTATTACACCGCCAGTTGAGAGTTTAACTGTTTGGAATAGTACTTTAAAAACACTTTGTTCTTATGATGGTACAGTTTGGAAAAACGCAACAAGTTATAAAACTTATGTTGCTTTAATTAGCCAAACTGGCATTGCCAATCCTGTAGCAACTGTATTAGAAAATACACTAGGTGGAAATTTAACGTGGCAATATGTAGGTACAGGAAGTTATCGTGTAGTTTCTAATTTTTTATTTACATTAAATAAAACAACTATTACAATTAATAATGTACAATTTAATGGCGGTGTTGCTCCAAGTGTTGGATCGTTTCCTGACCCTTCTTATTTATATGTTTTTTCTTTTGATGCTACAGCAGCATTAGAAGATAGTAGGTTGAGTGGAAATTTAGTAGAAATAAGAGTTTATAATTAATAATATGCCTTTAAAAATAAAACATAAAATAGCTCCTAATAACTCTAATAGAAATATAGTTTTAACTGAAACTACTGGAGTTTATAGCGCTACAAATTTAACAGGATACGGAACAGCTCAAACTCCTACAGGAACAAGAGAAATAGCAGATATATTTTTATCTGAGTTATTTATATTAACAGCTAATGGAACTGTTGTATATACAGGTAGCGGCACTCCTACAATAGAAGGGTTAATATATGCCTTTGCATTAGATACTCCTGGAGGAGGGGCACTTAATTCTGTTACTGCTCAAAGCATAGCTAATGGAAATCCTGCTACTTATGATTTAAATGCTTTAGCAGGAAGTAGTTATGTAGACGGTATTTACAAAGCAAGGTACGATGTTAGTTTTTCAGATGCTACTCCTGTAACATGCTCTTGTACAGGTAATACAACATTAATAGTTAGTGATACTGCTCCGTTTTTAGGCGCAGCTAAAATTAGATTTAATGTTAGTGGACCTATATATGAATTTGACATAGTATCTGTAAATACAGGATCCTTAACATTATCTGCTAACGGACCCATTTTATCTTCTGTATCTATAGGATTTGGTATAGGGTATACTTCTACCGCATATTTTGCAAACACGTTCTCAATTAATAAATGCCTACATAGTAGAATATCTAAATTAGCTATATCTAGTTGTAGTTGTGATAATAAATGTACTCAAAAATTATATGAAGCTGTAATGCTTTATATGGCAATACAACCTAACGTAGATTTAGGTAAATACCAAAAAGCTCAAGATATTATTGAATATTTAACTAACTATTGTAATAATGGATGCTGTAATTGTTAATTATACTCAAGACCAAATAAATTCTACTTTAAATAGTTTAAACATACTATATTCAAATCTAGCTAATAATTTATTATCTAATAGAAAGTTTAGCATAGGTTGCGTAGATATACTATTTTTAGCTGAAGTATTTTTATATAGATGGGCTTTAGACGGCCAATTAAATTATGATCTTCTTACTATAGAAGAATTAAACGATATTGTAAATAAAGTAAAAGATATAACTTCTCCATGTTAGAATTTAGTTCAACCGGTTCATGTTCTTCAAATAAAACAATTTCAACTTTAGATGGATTTTCATCTAATGTTTCTTCGTGTGGAGAAAACGTGGCACTTTTAAATGACTTTGAATCTACAAACGGTTGTGAAGGCGGTGGCCCAGGCACTCCTGGACCTCAAGGTCCTCCTGGCCCTCCTGGCCCACAAGGTATTCAAGGACCTCAAGGTGAACAGGGTATTCAAGGCATACAAGGTATTCAAGGCGTAAAAGGCGATACCGGAGCAACAGGCGCAACAGGCGCACAAGGTATTCAAGGACTAAAGGGTGACAAGGGCGATAAAGGTGACACAGGCAATACTGGCCCTACAGGACCAACTGGAGCCACTGGTGCTACAGGCCCACAAGGCCCACAAGGCGTTAAAGGAGACACTGGTAATACTGGACCTCAAGGACCTCAAGGACCTATTGGGTTAACTGGAAATACTGGCCCTACTGGGCCTCAAGGTCCTATAGGTTTAACAGGTCCTCAAGGCCCGCAAGGAATACAAGGCATTCAAGGAATAAAAGGTGATAAAGGTGATAAAGGAGATACGGGCGATACTGGACCGACTGGACCTACAGGGCCGCAAGGACCTCCAGGTACCCCTGGAACAGATTTAACAACTTTACGTTATTATGACAGAGAAGGTAATGTAATAACACCTGATCCTTGCGGTGAACCGGCTCAGACATTTACTTTAAAATACGGATGTGTAGGAGGTATGCCAGAAATTTATTGGTTACTAGATGCATAAAACTAGTATTTTATTTTTTAATTTTTTAATTTTATTTATATTTGCAACTATAGATTTTATTTATATAACTAAACATAAAAAAATTTATTTTTTTTATTAAACACTAACAATGGAACAACCGCCTAGCTCACTTGCTTTACTTGCTGTATCAACAACATTTTTAACACTAGAGAAACTACTTGTATTAACACCTGAGTTTCAATTACTAGCGTTATTTATTACAATATTATCTGGTGTAATAGCTTTAATATTAAATATTCCTAAATTAATTACTCTTGTAAAAACATGGATAAGATAAAAAAGAATTGGCATAGTGTTGTCTCTACAATTATGGGAGGCATAGTAGGTGTAGCAACTGCTTGGATGACTATTGATTGGACTAGTTTTGACCCTAAAAAAGAATGGCCTAAACTATTACTTACCGCAGTTATTTTTTTAGGTGGGTATTCTACACAAATAATTAAAAAAACTAATTAACAAATGACAACTTTAGAAGAATTAATAAAATCAATATTAGCTATTTTTACAAAAAAAGCAGCTAATGGATCTGTTGTAACAACTGCAACTTATGTTCCTATAGTAACTGTATCTACTCCTGCTAGAATAGTATATATATCAAATACTACAGATAAAGTTATTTACGTTAGACAAAATAATAACGATTTATATTTACCTGATGGAGCTATTTTTCCTTTTAATAATATTTCTGATTTAAACACAATAAGTTTAAAAGCTTCAGATAATACAACTGGGTTAACTGTAACATATAGATATGAACTTTAATTTTATAAAGTACGGTAGAATATTTAATTATGTAGATGGCATAAAAAAAGAACTTATCTGGATATGGGGAACTTCTTCTTATTGGGTATGGGGAACAAGTGCTATTTGGAGATGGGGTAAGCCTGCTTATTATGATTCTGATGCAACTGCTTTCTTTAATAGAGTTACAGCAGCAGGTGGTACATTAACACTTGCTGAACAAATTGCTACTAACCAACTTGTTTTAGACATGAAATCAACAGGTATTTGGACAAGCATGAAGGCAGTATATCCTATGGTTGGTGGGAGTGCTGCGGCTTGTGCGCAAAACTTAAAAAGTAGTAGCTTTACAGGTACATTTACTTCGGGTTGGACTTTTGCAAGTACGGGGGTAACGCCTAATGGTACTAGTGCGTATATGGATACTAATTTAATTCCAAATACTTCATTATTATTAAATAGTGCCCATATAAGTTTTTATAATCGTTCTAATAATACTCCAACTACAGTATATACTTGTTCAATGGGTTGCTATATATCGGGTAGCAACAATATATCATTAATTATTAAAAGAATTATTGATAACTTGAAATATGTAGCTATTTATGATGATTCTTTTAATGCTAGTACAAGTTCAACTGGTAACATACAAGGTTTTTATGTAGGTAATAAACAATCTCAAACAAATTTAAAATTATTAAAAAATAATACTTTAATTTCTTCAAATACAAACAATAATACTTCAACAAATTTACCTCCAAATAGTATATATATAAGTAATCTTAATGGAATAGAATCTTCAGCTGTAGCAGATAATAAAGAATGTGCTTTTGCCTCTATTGGAGATGGTTTAACCGACACCCAAGCATCCAACTTTTACACAGCAGTTCAAGCATTTCAAACAAGTTTATCAAGACAAATATAATGATAGGATACGCACTAACAAAAACTCAAAAAGAAATTATTCAAGGTCAAGAATACGCACCATTTCAATGTTTTAATTGTGTAAAAGATATTAATGATATTTGGTACACTTTTTTAACAGAAAAAGATAGTGAAATAATAGCCGAAACAAAATATAATTGGCTGCTAGATTGCTTACAATCTGAATATGTTCCATCAATAACAAAAACTTTTTTAACTTAATAATATAATTTATATGGCAAATCTTATAGGCGCTAATGGCGCACTTTTATATAAAGGAATACTAAACTTAGACGCTACAACAATAAACACACCGCTTGATACTACTTTAAGGGCAGTTACTGATGGTATGGGTAATTCAAGCCCTTTGCAGTTGGGTACAACAAGTGTAAATTTTGGAGGTGCATCAGGTTTAAATTGGGACAATGTTAATAGAAGACTATGTATAGGAGCAACAAACGCAACAGCTTTATTACAGCTAGAATCAAACGATGATGCGTTTGACTTATTTCCTGAAAGAAAAAGATATTTAATAATAAAAAACGCACCAACATTTGGAGCAGGACAAGTAGGTTTAACAATTACATCTTTAACAACAGGACCAACCCCAAATGTTTGGGATATTTATAATGATTCTTCGGGTCTTAATAGTTTACTCTTTGCTCACGGAACAAGTGAAACAGGATTAGGTAATGTTCGTATGTCAATTACGAGTACAGGTAATGTAGGTATAGGAGTTACAAGTCCTACTGCAAGACTTCATGTTAAAGGAGATGGAAGTAATGATGTATTTAGAGTTGAAGCAATTTCAGGTAATAGAATTTTTGGAACAAATAGTTTTGGTGCTTTATTGTTTGGTCAAAATAATAATAATACTCAGATTGGTTGTGTAAATTCTGCAACTGGTTCAGATACTTTAGGAGGTAATGGTCTAAAAATAACAAACGATATTGGTTCAACAGCAGCAGGATATGGTGTATGGATTTACAATAACTCAGCTTTAGCAAGAGCAAGTTACACAAGTGGAATAGGAGGTGAAGTTAATATAGTAGGTAATTTTGGGGCAGCAGCAGGTACAGCTAGTTATAGACCATTAAACATTACTTATACTATTAATAATAGTGGAGCACAAACAGGAACAACCTCAGGTATATTCTTAAATGCTACAGAAGGCCCAGTAGGTCCAACATCAGGTTTAAATGGAATGACGCATAACCTTATGCTTCTTCAACGTGGAGGGCTTGACGCATTTTCTGTATCAAGAACAGGATTAGTGTCTTGCTCAGGTTTAAGTTTTAATGCATTTAATAGTACTAATGGTAGAATACTAGCTAATTCAAATGGGGTATTTATACTTTACAATAGTACAACAGATACTTTTAATAGATTGCAATTTGGAGGAACAAGCACTTTATTTACACAAATAGCTGTTCAAGGTACTGTTGGTGGAACTAATACGGATAGACTAATAATATGTTTAGCTGATTCTAGTGCAGGGGGAGCATTAGGTGTAGGTATGGCTAGGACAACAGGTGTAAACGCTAGTGCAGTTTTACAAGCAGACAGTACTACAAAAGGGTTTTTACCTCCAAGAATGACAACAGCAGAAATTAATTTAATTGGAACACCAGCAGATGGCTTGGTTGTTTATAATACAACTATTGGACATCTTTGTGTACGTGCAGCAGGTGTTTGGCATAAATTAAGTCATTCAACAATGTAATTAATAATTAAATAAAAATAAAATGATAAAATTAAATACACCAAGTTTCATAGCTACAAGCGCAGAAACACAGACAAGTACAAAAGTAGAATCACTAATAGTAAACTATAGTAGTTATTTAGGCACAAAAGAAATTGATGGGTTAACCGTTTTACAGGGGTATATTCAATCTTTTTTATACAACGAAAAAATGAATAGTATTATGGAAGATGTACATGAAGATACTTATTTTAACGGTAATATTTTAGCAGAATTAACGGATATATACATTACTAAATTGGAATTATTAAACCCAAATATTATATTTGCAAATACATTATAAATAATTATGATAACAATAGAAATAACAGAAAAAGAAGCACAGTTAATATTAACTGGATTGGCAGAATTACCAGCTAAAATGAGCATTGAGTTTATTTTAAAGTTTAAACAAACTTGTGAAGAACAAATAAAATCAAGCCAAAAAGCTGAAGAAACAATTGAAGAAACAAATTAATTAATAAAATCTACTCAATATGAACATACAAGTAATTAGAGAAACATTCACTTCTAAATCTACTATTGGTAAAATGTACATAGGGGGTAGATTTTTTTGTTACACCCTTGAAGACGTAGATAGAGATAAAAATAAAGATGGCGATTTAAATGATGCTGGTGAACAAAAAGTTTACGGTGAAACAGCTATTCCTAGAGGTACATATAAAGTAACTTTAACTATGTCAAATAGATTTAAAGTTGTTATGCCTTTATTAAATAATGTACCAGGATTTGAAGGCATTCGTATCCATAATGGAAATAGTTCAGCTGATACTCACGGTTGTATTTTAGTAGGAGAATCTAAAGGGTTAGATTTTATTGGAGCGTCTAAAATGGCATTTGTTAAATTAATGGATATATTAACAAAGAGCAAGGAGCCTATTACTATTGTAATTAAATAATGGCAAGATTTATATTTTTTCTATTTGTATTACAATCATGTTCTGCAAATTACCACCTTAAACAAGCAATAAAAAAAAATCCTAGATTAGGAGATTCTACAATTATACTAGTTCCTTTTTACAAAGACACTAATATAATTGTTACTATTATTGGAGATACTTCAGACCAAAGCGTAAAGTTTAGACAGTGGTACAAACAAGCTACTGATTCTATGGCTATTGCTTTTAATGATAGTTTTGTAGAGGTTAACCAAACTATCGATTCTTTAGGTAATTTAAAAACTAAAGTAATTAGAAAACCATATCATGATACAGTTCGAGTAGTTATTCGTGAAACTAAATTTATAAAAATACCTGGCCAAATTATTGTTAAAGAAGACGAATTTAAGATAAAGTGGTATATTTGTGTATTACTTGCTATATTTGCAACCGTATTCTGTATAAAAAAATTATAATGTCAACTTTAAGTGAAATAGTATACAATTTAAGAAATTTAGCAACAGCTGGTAGATTATCAGATGATTCTATTATTACTTTTAATCAATTAAAGTTTATTGTAAACTACAAACGCGCGCAATATTTACGCCAAGACTATAATAAAAATTATTTTGATAATGATTTTGTATACCAAGATTTAGGCTGTTTAGAAATGGAATTAGCTGATGAGGCTGAATGTTGTCATTTTGAAACAGGATGTCAACTTTTTAGGACCAAAAACTTATTACCTGAATTTGTAAAATTAGTAGATAGATTTGGTATAAAAGTTAATGCCATTAATAAAACTAAAAGATTTGAGTTAGTGTTACCTGAAAGGTTTCCTTTTGTAGGAAATACTAAATACCCTTCGCTTACAGAAAAAATATTTTATCTTAATAATAGATTATATTCTAAAAATCTTTATGCTTTAAATGTTAGAGGAATTTTAGTTAATCCTATGGACGCTAGAGGATTTGTATGTGATGACGGGCCTTGCTATACTGAAGAAAGCCAATATCCTATTACAGCAGATATGCTAGAATTAATTACTAAAGACATAATGCAAACTGAGTTGAAAATATTATTAATGACAGGACAAGATTTTGAAAATAATGCCAAGTACGATAACACACTCCCAAATTCTACTCCACAATAACGTAAAACCTAAAGAAAGAGTATTATATGCTACAATTTGGAAAGAACTTAATCAAGTTATAACTGATAGATGTATTAACGATGGTCTTGTAGATTTACCTTTTTTAGGAACAATATCTATAATTAGACACAAACTCAAAATAAAATTTAATAAACACGGTATTCCTAATATACCTGTTAACTGGGGTAAAACTAATGCTGCTAGAAAAGCAGGCACTCTTAAACCAGATAAAGTTATCTACTCTAATAAAGGGTACGTTTTTAAATTTAGATGGAAACGACCTTATGTTAAACATATAAAGTCTTATAGCTTCTCTCCTAGTAGAACAAATGACGTTAAATGCAAATCTGGATTTTTAAATAGGTTTTACGCGTTTATAGCGGAAACAGATACAAATTATTTAAAATATCCTATGAAAAATTAATATCTTTGTAACATGAACTACAAAACTGTATCTTCAAGAAATATAATTGAAGCTGTATTTTCAAGGTATAGAAACTATATCTCACAAGATTCTGATGCTTTACTCGGTAATGGGATTGAATGGATTGGTGAAGCCTTAGAAGCAATTGGAATACTTCCAGCAATGGAAAACATAACAGAATCTTTTATTATTTCTAATGGTAAAGTACATTTACCTTGTAACTTATTTCAACTTAAATCTGTAGCACATGGTGATAATTGGGTACCTTATGGGTCTCAAACTTTTAACTATGACATGCATTGTGATAACTGTATAAATGAATTTGCAAAATCTGCAATGCCGTATTCGTATATTGTTAACCCGAACTGGTTACAGACTAATATACCTGATGGAGAAACTATCTGCCTTAGTTATCGCGCTTTTGCAGTAGATGAAGAAGGTTTTCCTCAAATTCCTGATAAAGTAACTGTTAAACAAGCTTTGTTTTGGTATATTTCTATGTGGTTGTGCTTAGGCGGAATGGAAAATCCTTCTGTTAACTTTAACCAATGTGAAGAAAGATGGTTAAAATATTGTATTCAAGCTGAAAATGATATTGCAATGTTAGATGCCGGCCAAAGAAGTAGTTTTAAAAACCAATGGGTAAGGATGATTCCAGATATTAGTAGAGAAAGAAATTTCTTTGCAGATATATCAGAAGAACAAACAATTCAACATTATAAAACATTTAGACTTTAATGCTTCCATATAAAATAGTACAAGATTTAAATCCTGCTGCGGCACCTGAAAATAGTTCTACTTTAAATGTAAACGTTAATTTTGATATATTAAAGCAAACGTTAATTAACGAGCAAGGATTTGATAAATTATCTACAACAGGTAAAGAAATAATTGGTAGTTGTATATTACCTGATAATTCTATATGTATATTTAGTATATTAAATATTTCTAATATTTTATACTCTGAAATAGGTATTATAACAGACACTACTTATAAAGTAGTACTTAGAGATAAAGCTGCTGCAGCTTCTTTAGGATTTACTACTGAGCATCAAATAAAAGCAGAATCTAAAGTAAATTTTAACGGAGACTATATTGTATATTGGGTAGATGGGTTTAATCCGGATAGATGGTTAAATATAACTAATCCTCAAGTAGATATTGAATTTGTTAGTTTTTCTGGAGAATTTATACCTAGTATATCTAATGCCTCGCAATTAGGTTTAATGTTTGGGTTTACGCCTGTTAAAGGAGAATATATTGATCAAACAGCAACTACCGTTACTGGAGGATCTCTTACAGCTGCTGTTTATTATATTGTATGCACTTATGGTGATAAATATAAAAACTTTACACAAACACTTTATGTATCTTCTCCTATACCTGTTACTGATTCAAATGCGCCTTTTAATGTTAATTATATAGGTTCAAAAGCAGGAATAGTTACAAATAAAGCTATTTCAATAAGTATAGCGGCTATAAGATTAAATTTTGAATATGATTACATTAGAGTTCAAGTAATTAGAAAACAAAATCAAGTTGTTACTGCTTGGTTATTTGGAGAATTTTTACTTAGTAATTCAGATTTTAAATGTACTATTGATAATTTAACAAATGAAATAGCTGTTGATTCTGTTCTTATAAATTTAGCTAATTATAAATCTTCTTTAGCTATTACACAGTTAGACGATGTTTTATATAAAGCAAATTTAAAAAGTAAACCAGAATTTGATTTTCAACCTTATGTAAATAATACTAGAGTTAATTACATTCAAAAACAAGTAGACTTATCTTTAACTTCAGAAGGTAAAAACTTTAAAGACCCTAATATGTGTTTTTATTCTAAAGGGTTTATGTATGATGAAGTTTATGCGTTTTACCAATCTTTTGTAATAGAAGAAGATGGAGAAGAATACGAAACTAAAGCGTATCATATTCCTGGTAGATTTAGAGCGCAACCTTTAA